GATTTTGATGCATCCAAGTAAACAAGCCTTCGCATTCGTCGGCAGCAGTGTGTGAACAAAGCAGAGTTCTTGCTTCTCTAACTTTGCCTTTTTTAAACAGTTCAACTGCTTCTAGTTTGTAATCTGAAGTACCAGCAGCACTTGAGTTTTTAGAAATGTTTAAGGTACCGCCGATGCTGTTGGCTTGTAGCAATTTCAAACAGTTGCGAAGATCAGGATACGTTGCTTTGACATAGCTGTCCAAAGTATCTAGATCAAATTCGACACCTTCGGTTATTAACACTGTTGCTGCACGACTGGTAAATTCAGTTTGGTCAGTTTTGTCAATGACAAATTGAGTGCATCGACTTTTCAGTGGGTTGATAATCTTGTGTGCAATGTTGGCAGTAAGAATAAATCTAGCCTGACTTTGATAAGTTTCCATCAAGCCACGCAAGATAGCCTGTGCGTTATGACTCAAATAGTCTGCTTCGTCTAGCAGCACGATCTTTAAATCGCCAAACGGCATGGTGCTAACAAAGCCTTCAATTTTGGTTTTCAGAAAATCTACACCGTTGTCACGACTGGCGTTGACTTGTAAGAAATCATACGGATCAATGCCCAACTCATTCACAAGTATCTTGGCCAGTGTAGTTTTACCTGTACCTGCTGGCCCTGTGAGCAGCAGATGTGGTACACTTTTTTCTTTTACAAAGTATTCAATTTGTTCTCGTTGGGCAGGGTCAGTAAACACATATCCATCTAAGGATTGTGGTCGATATTTTTCAGTCCAAAGTTCTTTCATAGATTATCTCGATGTATACAGATTAAATCCTCGCTACGAATGCTAGGATCTGCTTCTTTCATTGTGTCAGGGTAAAATGCAACATATCCGGCTTGGTCAATTACTCGGAATAGTTCGTCTGTGTCGGCTTGTGAATATGCAACGAACCATTCAGTAAACAACACAGGTTTATATTTTACTAAAATATCGCGCGAACTCCTAATGATTTCTATATCATGTCCTTCCGTATCTGTTTTAATAAACCCAATCTTGCTCATTTCTTCTGGGCTGAGATATTTTTTGCACATGTCTTCCAAAGTCATTCCGCTTACTGTAATGCTTTCGCCGCTCATTCCGGCCACTCTTGCTGCGGTTTCAGCGTCCCATGTCTCACCGACCAGACCACCGTTGCACATGCTGTTTTGATGATCTTTAAAAGTAAGGTTGTCCGCAGTTTTGTTTGTGACTGCTTCATGAGCAATAACAAAACGCCCTAGGTGACTATTGACACCGCAATTGAATTCTAGATAAGGACTGATAACAGGATTAGGCTCTACAGATAAAACTGTGGCTCTGCATCGACTCATCATTGGTATAGCAGTGTCTCCCGAATGCCCACCAATATCAATGCAGGTCATGCCAGGTTTGATCCACAGTTTCCAATAGTTCTTTTCAATGTAGTAGTCGTAGATGGTTTTAAAGTCAGGTACCTTTTCTCTGGGGTGATCCATTTCGAACCAATAACAGCTTGCGCCGTCGTCTAAGTCAAGTTTATACCCATTGCGTAATTTGATAGATGTCTGATTCATTTTGAAATAATTTTCCAGGTCTTTTCTTTAGCACGTTCTTCTAGCCATTCTTGCTCTACAGAATAAGTGGGAGCATTGGCTAGTATATCGTCTAAAATAAATTTGATTGTGTATAGATCTTGTTTGCAACCCCAGGTCACAAAACCGTCCATGCGTGGATCATTCATTGCATGGCCGCAGGAATGCAGTTGATTAACTATGTTCTCAACATTCCAATGTTTAATCATTCGTATTGTTCGCGACTTTTGCGTTCGGCGTGTACCGCGGTTGAAATGGTGTTTATGTCGTCCGGTTTTGTGTCTGTGGCAAAAATAATTGCGTTAGGATCCGCACGACGTATGACGATTTCTTCTCCGTCTTTAACAATTCTAAGACCGCGGCTCCATCTTCCGTGTTCAACAAGCACCCATTGACCCACACCAACGTCGCGTTGTTCTGGCCCAATAGCATATACTCTTGCCCATCGCGGACGAATACCGTCTGTTTTACCGTCGTCACCAAGTAATATTACTCCACTAGCTAATTGTCTACCACTAAAGTCCATTTCCGTGACAATAACACTGTCACGCAATGGTCTGATTTCGCCGTCAATTTCTATTTCAAATTGATAGCCACGTTTCTGATCAAACGGATTACTAACTGCCATTTATACTCCTTAAATTCTTGACGGGCCCGAACGTTTTACTGCGGGCTTCTCAGCTGGTTGATTTTTTGCTACTGAATCTGCTAAACTGCCACGCAACTTTGGTTGTACTGGTTGCGCTGGCTGTACAGCGACTTCTTGGGGTTCTTCCACTGCTGGTTCCACCCAATCGTCGACTAAATCTTTTTTGACTTCTCTGCGTCGTGGCTGTGGAGGCTCGTCAACTGCCAATGGTGTATTTAATTTATAATGGTCTTGCATAATTTTGTCTCTAGTAAGTTCGACTTTTCCACCAGGTCCCAATTGATCGCCACGTGCATTTACTTTCATATTACCAACAGCAATTGTGCTTTCATTTTGAGCGATGATTGCATCAATATTGATTCTCTTACCGTTTGCTGTGGTATAAACTCTTTTGTTCATTGATATCTCCTTGTGCGGGTATTTATCGTAGGAATTCTTCTACATCTAAATCGTAATACATGCTGTTAATCCTATGCACTCCCAGCAAGTACAACACATAACTGGCCACACTAGATCCTCGACCTACACCCCATAATATATTGTTTGCTCTCCAGGTATCAACAATGTATTTCAATTGTTTGAGCAGCAAAAATAAATCTCTTTCTTGATACAACAATAATTCCTTGCCTACTCGCTGTAATTCTTCTTGAGTTTGACATCGATCTAATAGCCATTGTGCTATATCCATGTTGCGATATTCTTCGGGCATTGACCATTGATCTTGATTTTTTCTATCAAACTGTTCGACAGAAATATCTTGATTAGTATATTGTGCCAAGACAGGTAAATCTACATAAAAATCACGAACAGAGTTGTTGTATTTGTACGAATCAGTGACCGAAATCTTGGCTATATCTAAATTGGGATTTTGATACAATAGCTCACACAATTCATTTGTAGATGTGTATGCAACACCCAGTTTATCGTAGTTCATTTTTTAATATCTATTAGATCTTTGAACTTGTCGTTCTTTGATTCCATCTCTGCCATTAGTTTTCTATTACGAGTGTCCATCTCGTGTTTGTAATTTTCAATGATCATTTGCATTTGAGGAATTACACTAGTTGGACCAAATCTGTATGCTTGATTCATTTTGGTCATTAACTCGTTGTACTTTTTGTGCAACTCTTCATTTGAAAGATCAGTTAAATTAGGAACAAGTGGGTGCATGATTTCTCCTTGATAAAAATTGGGCCAATTTAACAAATTTAAAGGTGGAAACCAATCAACCCATCCTTGCATTTTACAAATCTCCGGCCTGTCTGTGTTCTGAATAATGTACATCAAACTCGCCACTGGGGTAGCGGGCTTTTAATTTATTTACGTTTTCTTCTACTACATCATCTGGATTTAACCCTAGTGCCCGGCAGGCATTGATCCAGTACCACATAACATCACCCAGTTCACGCTTCATATGGAATACGTTTTCTTCGGTAAGTGGCTTACCTTGAAAGAAAATCTTTTTGGGGATTTCACAGAACTCGCCAGTTTCGGCAGCAAGTCCCAGTGCAGCAGTTAGCAACAATGGCACATTGATGTCTGGTCCATGGGTGTCTGTTTCGTGATTGAAATTGCCATCTAGTTCATCCAAACGATTCATAAAGGTAGTCAAATCGTTTGATGGTTTACTGGTCACAGCCGCTACAAATTGCTCATATCGTTTTAAGTCTACGGTCATAAAAAACTCCTAGTTTGCATAATTATACGTTATGCAATGCTAGGAGTCAACGATTTTATAAATTTTTTAAACTTTAAACCATCGTGCAACAGATGCGCTGTACATCAATTTGATTGCAGCCGAATTAGTTAAACTGGCTGATGCCGACCAATTGTTGGCCAATCCATAAACTGATGTGACTCCAGGAGTCATGTTCGAAACAAAACAGCTGGTAATTGGTGTCATTGACACAATGTCTAACATTCTTCCGTCTTCGACAGAATTTGGTAATGTGATAAACAAATTGGCAACTGTTCCAGTTGGTGAGCAGTTAGCAATAAATCTGTTATAGTCAACATTCGCAAATAAATTTTGATCAGTGACCACATTGGCAATAAAATAGTCAGGGTTGATAATACCACTGTTAATAATTAAATTGCCGTTTACAAATACGTTTCCTGCTACACCAACTCCACCTTTGACCACTAATGCTCCTGTTGTGGCCGAGGTACTTGTTGTGGTTGAATTGGCAACTAGATTGCCGCCAGAAACAGTAAGCCCGCTAAAATGATACGCTCTATTTCTAGTTAGATCTTTGATTGCAATTGTGGTTCCGTAATCAACAGTGCTGAACTCAAAGAAGTAATCAGTAGCATTGCCTAATTCTACGGAATTGAATGTAATAGTGTTTGAACTGAGTCCAGCAATGGTGTCCTTGTCGCCTAATGCCACTGCACTTGGTACAGTTAAAGTATACGACGGATTGTTAACACTTACCCAAAGTGTCACTTTGGCGTTTTGATTGGCTGCATTACTTGGAAAGTTAAACGATAGAGTGGTAGCACCTGCTAGTGTAATTTTTTGGAAATTACCGTTGGCAAAATCAACAGTGATAGCTCCACTTACAGCACCAATGTTGTTGTAAGTTTCTCTATATCCAGTAAAACTAGCACCTACAATAGCATTACCTAACAAATCATTTTCTAGTGTGGTGTTGCTTAATGCAGACTTAAAGACTGCTTTGTTTTGCATGTCTTCAATTTCTGCTTTAACATATGTAAAATTATTACGAATGTTGGTAAAATTGTCACGGAAACCCTGACTGTCGTTGTCCTGTCCGGCAACGGGATATGTACCATCAATATTATTTGGATTAACTTGGCTTGTCATTTATACGAATACTCCATTTTGTGGGAACTTGATATATTTATCCTCAGATTCTGGAATGATATATTTGTCTCTGTTATTACTGAAGGCTGTACCACCGCGTACACCACCTTTTCCTGGATCACCTTCGCGACACTGACAACTGCCCCCATCAAACGTTGTTTCTTCGCTGGCTAACGAACCTGTAAATATTCGGTATCTTGGAACCACTTCCCCTGCAGATTGTCTATATTGCAAGGTACTTGAAGGGTAGCTTTTACCGGTTCTAACTTTGACTGTCTGGGCTAGATTACACTCGTTTTGGAATTCTAGCTTGATTTCGAAGTCGTCGCCCTGATCAAATCTTGAATATGCAAATCCTGGACTGGCTTCATCAAACCCCACAGTTGGGTTGTCAAAGCCCAGCGGGACCAATGGTTCCCAGGTCAGTTGCCATACTCCGCCGCGTTGATTGATTTTGCTCAATCCGGATAATTTATCAAGATATCCAGGAACAGTAGTTATTCCGTCAGTTAGTATCCAACCATCATTGACGTACTCTGATCCAAAATTTGCCTGATTTG